CTGAAGTATCGTATGATGTTATATATTATGACCAAACGGATTAAGGGATTATTATGATTAGTTGGGGATTTGCATTTGGTTATTCCGATTTAGCAGTAACAGACACAAATTTTGTGAAACCAAGCTGTTATTTGTACGTGTCTGGAAATACTGGAAATATTGTTTATGAAAATTCTTCAGGTGATCCGCAATTTTTCCCAAATGCACAGGGTAATAATCTCTATCCTATAGCGGCACGCAAAATATTATCTAGTGGTATTGTAAATGGTACCGAGCGAATTACAACCGCAACGGGAATTGTCTATTGTTCTACAAATATTCCATAGGTGATCTATGCACTTTTATTCGCATTTGATAACTATCCAATATCCTTTTGTAATACTAAATACAAAAGATATTACACCTCCAATTGGCCAATTTTTTGTTATTACTTATACGGGTGCACAGGTTGTAACCCATAATAATGATTTTGTCACAGCACATAAGGATTAATCATGGCCGTAGCAATTCAACTAAAAGAATTTGATGTAAAAACGTCACCAGTTCCCACTGATTTAGTATATTTAGCAAATTCCGCCGACAGTGATAATGAGGTGCAAAGCACTATAGCACAAGTAATTGCAGCTTATCCGGCCCTATCATCTATTGCATTATTGACTACAGCCGCCAATGAATATATCTATACTACGGGCGTAGATACTTATGCTGTTAAAGCCATCACCTCTGTGCCAACTGCTAGCCAATTATCAGAATGGGATGCCAATAAAAACTTACGAGCAAATAATTTTCTACCAGCTTTCCTAACGACTGCCACAGCTGCTGGGACTTCAACTTTAACTGTAGCAAGTGCACAGATTCAAGAATTTACTGGAAGCACAACTCAAACGGTTGTAATGCCAGTTACTTCGACATTAATTGCGGGCCAAGGGTTTACCATAATTAATAACTCCAGTGGGGCCCTAACGGTAAATTCATCTGGTGGTAACTTGATCCAGACAATGGGCGCCAATACGCAGCTTAATTTGATATGCGTGCTTATTACTGGCACAACTGCCGCTTCATGGCAAAGTTCATATGTAACTGATGCATTCCCTCTTTCGGTTGGAAATGGTGGAACTGGCGTTACCGCCTTACCTGTGACTGCTAGCGCATCCGCATTTGCTGCCTGGGATACTAACGTCAATATCCCCGCCAATAATTTTTTATCAGGGTTTGCCACCACTGTTTCAGCTGCAGGAACAACAACATTGACCGTTGCTAGTGCTTATAATCAAGAAATCACAGGAAGCACTACACAAATAATTCAAATGCCCGTGGCTTCAACACTAGTGGCAGGGACATCATTTAAAATAATTAATAACTCAAGTGCTTCAGTTACAATTAATTCTTCTGGCGGAAATGCTATATTGGTTATGGCCGCCAATACTACTGCATTCGTCACGCTAGTACTAAATAGCGGCACAACAGCAGCATCATGGAATGCAAGTTATGTATTCGATAATGGTGCTGGAGTTTTAAGCGTAACAGGAACTGCAAATCAAGTAATTGTATCAGGAAGCACAGGCGCAGTAACTTTTACTTTGCCACAAAGCATTGGAACATCTAGTGCTGTACAATTTGCATCAGTTAGTTTCGGAGGAACAGCATTATCCGTCTATCAAGAAGGAACATGGACGCCAGCTGATGGCAGTGGGGCCGGACTTTCATTTACAGGTGTTCAAGGAAATTACACCCGTATTGGACGTATGGTTACAGCTACATGCCAAATAACTTATCCATCAACTGCTAGTGGTGCATCAGCAGTTATAAGCGGATTGCCATTTACTGTTTCAAGTAGCGGCGGTTCTCTTGGGGGCTTGGTTGTCTTTACTAATGCATCTACTTTATCAAGATGTATTACAACTGCCGGCGGCACAGGGTTTAGCCTATTTAATTCTGCTGGAGTTGCAATAACTAATACCGCAATGACCGGCTCACTAAATTATTTTCAACTTACTTATTTTGTTTAATGCAGCAATATATAAAAGGATTATAAAATAGGCGAGATATAACATTACTTAATTGACCAATATTCAAGGCATTCTTTACATAATTCTTCTTTTTTATCGCAGTCGGGACATTTGAAAATAAAAAAGGATTTAATAAAATTAATGAAGTTTAAAAATATGCGCATATTTATCCTTTAATGGTTCGATAATGCCCTCTATCTTAAGGGCATTTAATATTATATCTCTAAAAAGGCACGTCGTCATCCAGATCTTCTGATTGAGGGACTGGATTAGGCTCATCTTTCATGAGTTGAGGTTGCATAGCTGGATTAAATTCTGGTACTTTTGCTGGCATCACAAAATCCTTAACATCATTCCTATCGGGCCACATTTCGCCTGAGCCATCATTTTTAAGCGTTCCTTTCTTGATAACAATTTCAGCTGTTCCTGATTTCCCTACTGTACGATTAATATTAAATGTTCCGCTTTCGTAATCTATGAGCATATCAATAGTTTTAGCAAAATGTCTTAGTTTATAAGCAAAATTACCATCACCAGAAATAAAAGTGTATATAATTCGTTCTCTATTTTGGTTGTCCCAAACTAATAATTTGAGCTTCGCCATTTCTATGCCATTTTTATCACACAGGGGATTACCCATTTTATCATTGGTGTGTACTTCAAGGACTTGGAAGGTGTAAGTTCCCTCATCCATTACATTCATGCTTTGAATTTCAGCTTCAGTATAGGGTGTATATCGCATTATTATCTCACTTAATTTCTAGTTTAATTTTACGTTGTATTGATGCCCCTGGCACCTCAACACCTTCACTCAATACCTCTTTCAGCTTAATTTTATCTACTGAGGTAGTGGTAGTGATCTTTTCACGCCAAAACTCAGGCGGGATTGCTTTTTCGTCAAAAACATCCACTGAAGGAGGGCATTGTTTGAGTCGAATTTTAAAATAGGGTGAGGATTTAATCTCATTGATTGACAATTTTTGTAGGTTGAATTGTAAATAATCGCTTAAAGATTCAGCCTGTTTTGTTAACCTGGCTTTGCGAGCACGCATATCATCAATAGCTTGGCTTATAGCCGCTTCTTCTGCCTCAATATTTTTAATGTATGCAGCAACAGACACAGCCTTGCTCTCAAAATCATCCTTGAGCAAATCAAGGCTATTAACTATATCTTCTGTTAATTCACCGTCTTCACCTATCTGGCTAAACACATTCTCGAATTGATTTGTGATTTCATAAAGTCGCATTTCATTCACCTAAATTATAATGTTCAATTTGTTTAATTATTTCATTCATATCATTATCAACATAGAATTCTTCAAAACATCCCATTGGAGTTTTGGCCATATGTTGACCGTCATTGATTGTGATAAATTTATATTTATGATCTACAATCACGGATTGAAATACATAGGTAAAAGCACCCTCAATAATATTATATTGGTCAATCATCTTACCGATTGTTTTAGGGCGATATTTACCATGAGCATCAATATCTACATGCATTGTTACTATGCAGCTCAAATCATCCCTTAGCCCTCTTAGAGAACTAATTATTTCCCAGGCATTTCTACCAATATCAACAAATTTAGCAAAACTAGATTCACGTGAACGTTTCATAAAAGTATTGGTAATCGTAAAGCCAAAATCATCAATGATTAAATTAGTGATATCTTGGCGTTTATTATTAATTAGCTTAATAATTCTTGTGATTTTTTCGTGATCGTCACTTTCATAGTAATTTCCTGTTAATCCATCAGCAGATAACTTTGTATAATTTGCTTTATAACCACGAAAAGGTAATGGTTTATCTAGTACATTGATGATAAATGTTTTAGATGGCTCTAAGTTTCTTAGGCTAGTAGATTTCCCGGTTCCACTGTCACCTAATATCAAAATAGCATTACTCATGAATGTAGACTCCCTATAACAAATAATATGAGAATAAGTTCAAGCAACTCATAATCAATAAATTTGAATTTCCATGGATTTCCTAATCTTTCTTTTGATGTAATAAAATCATTCATATTACTGTTATTCATCCCAACCTCCAAATTGTGACTCTGCATACATCCTGTCTTGGCAAGCATCATTTAAATACTCTTGGATGTAAGTATCAAGTTTTGTGTTCATATTTAGAAAATTAGTTAGAAATTCCAGCTTTTCAGCCGCATCTAATTCTTTAATATCAAGTTTGTATTCGTTATCAATAAGTTTGGCTTTTTCAAAAACCAAATTATGGGAAAGTTCTATGATGGGTCTTTCAAAAGATTTTGTAGACATGATTTATCTCGTTATGTTATGTGACGTTATGTTTTGTTAAGTTACCCGAGCATTCTACCAAAAGTATAAGCAAAGTCAAGTAATATTTATTTATTGCTTATTAATTTTTTATTAATTGTTTTACATTGACATATACTTAAATTATGATTGGCGAAATTAATAAAGAGGGAAATCATGATTTCACCAGTAAAGGTACTTCGACAAAAACTATTAATGACACAAGTTGAATTTGCTGAACAACTAGGTTTGTCTAAGCAAATGATAAGCAATTATGAAAACGGCTTATATTCACCATCTATGAGTACGATCAAGAAATTAGTTAAGATTGCTAGTGAAAATAATATAGAAATTGATGTTAATGATTTTTTCCAGGAATGATTTATCCACAATTTCTGTGGGTAAACGTGTGTATTAAGAGGTTATAGCTATATAGGGTATGGGTTATTAGGTGTGATCGTTTATTGAATAACTAGGATAAAATGAATGGAATGTCCTGATTGTGAGGGTATAGGCAAGGATTTAAATTGGTGGGGTTGTGGTGATCCAGAATGCTGCGGCACTTATATGTGCTACAGCTGCCATGGATCAGGTGAGATAGAGGAAAATGAAGATGAGTGATGATCAGTTTGTGACTGTACACCAACGTGTGCGAGAAGAGATGCAGAAAAGAACCGCTAAAACTTTCGGATATAAGTCTACAGAAATAAAAGAATATGTAGCCCCTACACAAAGTGATTTGGATGAAATAAAGACGGCATTAAAGTATATTCTTGCCAAATTAACTAGCCTGGATATGTATGTTAGGCAGACTCGCTTTAAGCCTGGGCAATATGAAAAGAGGATTGAACATGATTGAATTTACTTTAGATGAATTGGAAATGATTAATACGGCCGTGAGTATTTATGAAAAACGAATTTATGGCAATTCAAATAAAACTCGCTTTACGCCTATTTTGATTAAAATTGGACGGATGATTGATGATGCAACGCCAATATCGAATCCTGAGGCCATAGATACTGTGAGGATAATTAATGACTAGTTTATTGCTTGGCTGTATTGCCGGGATGTTATTTGTAAATAACTTTTTAATTTGGATACGGTTTTATCGCTTAAAGACACAATTAGATCAGCTTTATTTTAAAAAGTGGGAACATATTATTAACGATAATCCTGGTGAATCGGCTTCTGATTTAGCTTATTTGAAGGAGAGAGGCTTTCTTAAATGAGTAGTGATTTAAAAGTAGAAGATGTTTGTGAAATGTTCCATATGTTAACCGAGTATGAAATTCAGGCAGCAACAATGACGAGCAGAGAGAATAACGAATGTCATAAGCAAATGGCACAAGGGTATATTTTGGCCATAGAACGGGCTAGGAAAATCCTTCGATCAATAATTAAGGATGTGAAATGAGCGCAACTTCAAATTTTAAATTTGTTGGTGAATTACCCGATGGTTATGAATATAAAATCTTTCAAACATTAGATAGATTTGGTTATGACCGCATTAAAATTTTTGGTGTTTCGCCTGATAAAGGAGCTATTGGCTTTTACATAGCCG